AAGTAGGACTTGTCGCTACTTCGTTCTCTGACAAGAGTACTAATCCAGACTCTTTGTCCCAGAATACATTCTCGATTGCAACATCTGCGTTATCACTCTTAATGACTGATTCACCAGCAGCGTTTTTCTGTACTGACAGAATGCTTGCAAACTGGTTTGCTGGACTGTCAACTAGAGACAACTCTGTCAATGTGTAGTCCTTAATAATACGTACTTGCTTATCTGAATTAGTGTCAAGTGCATCGTCCCACTTATTCATTCTACCGCCAATAGAGAAGCCAGTGTAGGTTCCATCTAGAACCTTCTCCCAAGCATCCTGAGCACCCTTTGAAATGTATGTAGAAACATAAACACCAGAATAGAACTTCTTGGTCTCAGGGTCGAAGTACTTGTCTTCCTTAAATGAGATCATCTTGCCAATAGCAATTGGCTGGTGCATCTCACGGATGTTACCTCGGAACTTTGCAAATGCCTCTAGGCTAGCTTCGGTAGTTACAATGTCTGCTTGACGATCTACGTTGTCAAGTGTAGCAAACCCAGAAACGATTCTACGTTCCTGATCTACTTTACTGAATGGCATCGATAGACGAACATTGTCGCCTTCGGTATCCCAATGTGCTTTAGCAATAGTCATGGTAATTAATTATAAGCCCTTTTTATAATGTAACAATAATAGTTTATCACATTTTAATTTTATTGGGAGCTTCTACCCTCACCCTTGGGATTTCTACCAGTTGTAGTGGTAGGTCCATCTGAAGAATTTGCAGATCTCTGAGCATCTCTTTCACGATTACCAGCATTGTTTGCCCTAGCATCTGTTGCCTGACGTGGAGTCATTTCCATAGGAACATCTCCACCGTCAATGTGTGGCAAGCCAAGAACGGTTCTAGCCTCGTTAGGGACCATGATCTTATTCTTAACATATTCTGTAAGAATCTGCGACTGCGAGATCTCGTCTGTAAGAGTTAGCTCATTAAACTTTATATCAAGAATGTCTGTCTTCTCGTGGATGATCTTGTTGATCATCTTAGCTAGATTGGTCTGTGCTGGTCTTGCTACCTGCTCTTTGAAAGTACGGTCCTGTGCAAGGGCTGCAGCGATCTGAGAAGAGTCTCCTCCACCAATCTTTGATAGCGGTACCTGGTGTGCAACAAGAATATCGTCACGGTTGCGCTTACGGTATTCGTTGAACGATGCCTCTTGAACACCGTTCTCGATTGGCTCCATCTTGAATTCAACCTTGTTGTTATCACTATCTGGAGGAAGCGGAATGTATAGCGTTCTGTGATTCGAACCCTTTAGGTTGGTTTGCAAGAATCGGAACATCTTGTCTTCCGCTTCCTCAGACAGCTTTGCACCCTTTAGAGTGACTACATATCGTGGCACAGCCTTATTACCAAAGTAGTCAATGTTGTACTGCGATGCTAGTTGATCCCCATGAAGCGATGAAATGGCTGCCATAATATCTGGTACACCATAAAAAGTATTTAGTGGAGAGTATTCCTTGTAGTGGATAATCTCATTTGGACGTGGGTCAGCGGTTACTGGGTTCTGATTCTTTGCCCCGAAGTTACGGAAGTAAACAACCTTCTGTCCGATAATCTGTACGTATCCGTCACGTAGTCTGCGTACACGCATGGTAGTTGCTGGAATGTGTCCAACATAGCCGATTGCCCCAGTTGTAGTTCTACCAATTTCTAAGTAGCCATTTCCAGTAGCCTGTACGTCAGTGAAGAACTTCATAAGTGTGTTAGTGAATGAGTCGTCCTGGTTTAGATTCTCTACCCAGTCACGAAGCTCTACCTTTGCACGCTCAATGCGCTTACGAGCCTTTTCAGCTGCTGATGGGTTTTCCTGTGACTCTAGAGACATCTGCGTACGCTTTGAGATCTCGAAGTCGTATCCAAGCCCTACAATATTCTCTACCTTAGCATCAATAGCTGCGTGGTTCGCAAATGATGTATCGTAGAAATTAGCTAGCTCATACAGGTTCCATGGTGGGGTGATGACGTCGAACATTCCATAGCCATTACGGTATACAAGTCCTGGATTAATCTCTTTAGAGTGTGCTCCATTGATACCCTGACGAACTGCCAGAGCGCTGTCCTGGTACTGCGGACGTGTGGTGTCTACGTTCTGATAACCAGTAGATGATACATCCATAGCGTAGGTCTGATCTGAAACGCTTGCCTTAGCAATACGATCATTGCGACGCTTAAAGTTCTTGTCTAGCCCAGTTAGCCCCTTTAAGTCATCCCAAGTCTTGTTAAATGGGTCTTGAGCCTTGAAGATGTCTGCCTCTTGCTCGAACTCTGGCAATCCGATATCTCTGATATAGTGTTCATATTCTGACATTAGTCGTCACTTCCGTACATAGCAATTGTGTCCTTGGCTGCCTGAACAGCACCAAGGTCGTTAAGGTTTGGAATCAGTCCGCTCTTCATACGCTCTACTTGCTCTGCGTACTCGTCTTCAGACACTCTCTCTACGCCTGGCATGAACTCGTATGAGCCATCCCCCTGGCCAAGCGCCTTAGCCTCTTGCTCCAGCTTTCGTATCTGTAGTGCGTCTCCACGGTGTGAAGGAATATTTAGTACGCTACCGTTTCCGTCAGTAAATGGCTTTCCGTTAGCCTTCTTCCAGAAGTATATACCCCATTCGTACTGTTTGTCCAGTACTGTTATCTTAGATTCACCAATTTGTCCAGGAAATTTCTCATTCATAACCACTAGTATACCATATTAAACGGCATTAATGATTTTGGTTGCCGTTGGGCTGTACTTGTACAATCCATACTCATAGGTATTAATCTTGATTTGTCTTGTGTCATCCACAATGATTTTGTTAGTTCCAGTATATGTTTTGTAGATTGTTGAAGGGTCAACCCCGTAGTAATCTAGCGATGCAATTACTAGAGCACCATTCCAAGTGTAGTTATTCTTCCAGCGCTGCCACTTTAGAGTTCCCTCTGTCAATGATTGCAGCACTCTTGACCATGGTCTATAAATTGCTTTCTGAATTTCTTGCAAATTTGTAGACTTGTAAAGAGATATAACGTTTGTTAGAATTGGCCCAGTGATTCTGAGTGCTCCAGTATATGATCCAAAGTCTTGATCATTCTGGAAGTTTATGCCCAAGAACGCCCATGAGTTTTTAGAAAGAACTGGCTCTCTGACTATTTTACCATTTAGATAAAAGGCAACCCCATTCTCGATCTTACCAGTCGTAGCGTTTGAGGCATAGATTTTCCCACGGTTTCCAGCAAAATCATTTGCTACAACGAAAAACTTTATGCGTGAGCTCTTGCTCTCTATCTCGAATATCTCTGTCGGTGTCGTTGGGAACGAGCTGCTATTAAATCTAATAGCCATCTGCATCGCAATAACCTTGTACTCTTCTGAAAGGCTTTCGTTAATCGGTATCTCAAGACCATTAACTACTGATGCCTGACTACCCCCTACCAGTTCAATGCCGCTATTTCTTGTCAGATACAGGTATGGCGTGCTGCCCTTGTATATTCTGAATGGATTTCTAGCCTTATAGTTATAGTACATACCATACTTCTTGTAAGGATAAATATTATTTCCAAATCTAGTACCGATAGGATTTGGCACAGAGCTATTAAACGCTTGGCTAGCTAACTGAAGAGACTTTATTTTGAGCTGTCCGCTCTCAGGTCCTTTAGTCGTTATCTTTATGTGAACAGACATTAGCAGCTGACTGACGTCTACCCCTGCAGGTGGGTAAATTATCATTCCGTCTACGACTTCATATCTTGTATTGTAGAAGTTGTCATATATTGGATCTTCAGAGCTATCTATTCCTACAACATACTTATTGACTCCTGGCTCTATCACATTATTCTTTGGTGCCGAAACAGTGTAGATGTATCTATCTTCGAAGTTTATAGGAAGCTCTTGATCGTATCTAAATGTTACATATGTTTTTACAGATGATGTTGAAGTATTATAGGATTGTCCAGAGTATACCTGAAGTGCTGGATAGCTAACATTAAACTGAATAAAGTCTAAGTCGTAGACTCTTTCTCCTATAGAATTTGTTACGTACTGAGACAAGAATGATAGAGGAACGTAGTCTTCCCAGTACGAATCAGTTACAATATCTAATCCAAAATTGCCATAACTGCTTTGTGGGATGAGCGTGTAGCTTGCTGTATGTGTAAATAGCTCTGATGCCTGGAAAGACGTGCCTGACATTCCTCCATCTATAACGCTTGACCAGAATAGTGGATCACTGCCGTAGTATCCAGAACCAGAATCGTATGTCATTACATCTGGGAGAATAGGGTTAAAATATCTTTTGATTGCCTTGAAGTTTTTATTTGTGCAAAAGCCAATCTTGTATATTCTTCCAACAAATGTATTCGTAAAGTCTTGGTTTCCACCAACGATTACCATAAGCTGGTTCTTGTTGCCAAATATTGATGCGACATCTCCACCGTAGAACGATGATAGCGTGTCTATGTCTATACCTGAGAATATTGGCTCGTTTATTACGAAGTCGCCCTCGGTATACAATTCAGTTAGTGATCCGCCAAAGCTTATCTCATAACCTATCTGAGCACCTAGCATATACGAAGAGAAGTAATCTCCAGTTATCTTGTTCTGTATCTTTATAAGCGTCTGCTTCTCTTCTGGATATGTTGCTGACTCGAATATCCCATAGACAGCCTTTACGTTATCCTTAACTACATTCAGCTTGTCAAAGAACATGTAGCCGCTGGATGGTCCGAACGTTACGCACGGTTCGCCAACAGTTGCAGAGAGACCCTGATTTTGACTGTTCCAGTCGTTAATTGAAAACTCTGGATCTGAGAAGAATACTTCTGGCAAAGAATATTTTGGAGAAGATATAGAGTTTTCTGAAACTACCAGATTGTCCATAATTCCGCTAGAGAATGTCCCAACGTCTGGATATGAATAGTTGTTTGTATAACTAGCAAATGGATAATCTATGAAGATAGATGTTCCACCATAAGCAGTGTTAGATCCCTCTGGAAAGTCAACTGCTTGTCCGTATGCAAATCTACGCTTTGCCAATATTGATGAAACTTGATAGCCGTAAATGGCCACACAATCTATCTCAACTCTAGGGATATCTTCGTACGCATAGAACCCTAGCCAGTTCTGATCCTGTGCATCAGTGCTGGTTAGCAAGGTTATAAACTCATCTGGGAATGCTATTTGCTTAAGATCTATTGGTATAGATATTACTTGCTCACCATTAATCATTAGGCTTGCTATCCCGTCGCCAATCCTAAAGTCGAAGAGCATTGGCCTTGACCACTCACCTACAAAGTGAGAGCCAGTGTTAGTTCCAACCTTAATCTTTACGAATGGTCCTTCGGCATAGATTCCATCTAGGAAAAGCTCGGATAGCTCTTCCTGTGTGCTAGACACGTATTGAGCTGGAAGTGTTGGACCAAAGATTCTTCTTGGCTGCGTTGAAAAGCTTTCTAGTCTTATCCAGAACTCGGCTGTATAGTCGTTATACTTTCCAGACTCGTTTAGAAATCCTTGGCTAGGAATAATCAGAGATGGTAAGCCGTTGGTATTTGGAGAGATTACGGTCGTATTAGATGCCCCGTATACTAGAGGTACTCCAGAGTTTTTAGCAAAAAGTGTTTGACCGTTACTAAGATAGTACCCTTGGTTGCTTGCTAGGCCATATGCTCTTGCTGGCAACATTTTAAGTGTATCTGGAAATGACAGGGTATTCATGCTTGAGAGATCATTTGGAAGATCCTGCACATCTTGGCCAAGAGATAATGCAGAAAACTCTTCAGATAGCTGGCCAAGCGATATTCCGTTTATATAGAATGTGTAACCTCCTACTGGGGTTCCAATATTGTTATAGTTTATCTTTAGGACTAGCCTGATATCTTCTGAGCCAACTCCTACCTTAGAGTTTTTAAAGGTCTCTGATATGAATAGCCACTTCTTCTCAATTGATGTTTCATACTTCTTTACCTCCTCTATTACCTGTGAAGTAACGGAATCAGTATATTGATAGCCGATCTCATAGCTTGTTCCGTATTCTCCATCTGAGAATATATAGGCTCCAACAGAGAACGTCTCTGCCGATGAATCTAGGTCAGAGAATGAGATTGCGTCTGGGCTTACCATTTTAACTTGACCTAGTGGCGTACTTGGAGCATCTCCAACTATCTTTGTAACTATCTCTGGCAATGGCTCACCTGATATCGAAGTCTCGTTAGTCGCTGTACCGCCAGTTACCGTCCAAGACTCTACGTATCTATGGGTGTTGTTTATTAGAGAGATATACTCGACTTGATCATCTAATGCCCATAGAGCTAATGGATGCTCGCTAAATATTTTTTCAGCATATAGATTGGAAGGATTTGCCATGATAGTCTATTTTACCATACTTAACTTGTATAAATAGAAATACCCCACCAAATTAATGATGGGGTATTCTATTTAGCTATATGTACTAGGCTAGCAGTGTTCCAACTACTGTTACATCCACAAAGCCTACTAGAGTTGTGACTCGAATACGAACGTCTGTGCCAGAAACATCTGCTGATACAGTTGCTAGTTCGGTTCCAGTATCGACGATTGCAAACTCGGTGATTGCTACGTTATCCGATGAGTCTAGGGTTACTAGAATTTCAGATACCTGTGAATCCGTGTTGTCTGCTGCCTTAACTACTAGCTTTGCAGAGCGGTATGCCGACTTTGCCCAAGATAGACCCGTTACTGTTGATGGTGAGTTTATTGAGCTTACAACGTTTGCAACGCTGTTAGAGATGCTTCCAACTCTTAGCTCACTTGCAATAACAAGGTTTGGGTAAATGTCTGCACCATAAACAGCGTCGAGCGCTCTCGAATTGTCGAAGTAAAGGTTTGTTGCCCCTTCTTCAATGTCGTCAGTAGTCAATGCGTCAATTGCTGTGGTGATGTCGCCAGATACGTCGATGTTTAGCTGTGATGCTGGAACGTATCCGCTTGCATCTAGAGTTGCAACGCCAAGTGCCTGGCCCTTTTCAGATGTAGGAACATAGTCGTCTAGCTGACCTGGAAGGTCTGTTAGAGTTACAAACGTGATATCTGCGTAATCCTTGGCATTCTGCTCTGCACTAGCTGCAGCACCTGCGGCATCGTAAGCTGAAGCTGTTGCAGAAAGTGCTGCAGTGCTGAAGTCCGAGATATCTGTAGATGCTAGACCAGTAACCGAGATTACGTCATTTGTGATATCAATGTTTGTACCTTCAGTTAGAGTACCCTGCTTGTTAGAAAGGGCGGTAGTTACTGTGGTTGCATAGTTTGCATCATCGTTAATTGCTGCTGCAATCTCGTTAAGGGTATCTAGAAGTCCTGGAGCACCGTCAACTAGGTTGTCAATTGCTGTACCGACATATGATTCGGTTGCATATCCAGAAAGGTCTGCTGACTTTAGGTAGCCGTAGCCACCAACTGTTACATCTAGGTCTCCAGTTGGAGTGTATGATGCAAGTGCTGTGTCTGTGTAATCTTCAGCGTTGCTCTGTGCAGTATCTGCTGCTCCTGCAGCATCATAGTTAACTGCAAGACCATCTACATATGAAACTGTAGCAATTGAGTTGGTGTTAACGGTTAGGTTTCCGCCACTTGTAGTAAGGTAGTTTGTGACAGTATCGTAACTAACGCCAACCTCATTGCCAAAAATGTAAATGCCTGAACCAGCAGTTAGTGTATCTTGCTTGCCAGAAACTGCTGTATCTGTGTAAGAGTTTGCATTGCTCTCTGCAGTTGCTGCTGCACCTGCTGCATCGTAGTTAGATGCTAGACCGTCTGCATAGTCTTCTGCTGCAGCCTGTGCTGTTGCTGCTGCTCCTGCAGCATCGTATGCTGCTGATGTAGCGTCTAGTGCACGTTGGTTGGTGAAGTATAGGTTAGTAGCACCCTCTTCGATATCGTCAGTGTCTAGGGCGTTGATTGCATCTGTAACTGCAGTGTCAATTTCGTCTGCTACTGCTGCTGCTGCTCGTGCCTCTGTAAAGTACAGATTGGCAG